TTATTTTGATTCTGTTAATATGTTATCCCGTTATTATATTCGGGAAAACATTAATAGAACATATTAAGAATAAATAAAACTATTAAACACAACACAACATGGAAAACACAACACAACAAAAAAGAATTGCATTTAACTCATTGAGGTCAATGTTAATGCTTATCAATTCATCTATTCAAGATGGATATTTAAGACGTGAATATAAGGATGATAAAATAAATAATTACGAAAATATCATCACCACATATCATGGATATTATGCATTTAAAGATGATTGCATTTTGGCTGAATGTGATTATTTACATGAAACTGAAGATGCAGACGATTATATCTATGACGAAATTGACGAACGATATATTTATGCTGACAATGCAAGTTATGTGGAAACGGGAAGGGACGGATTCTATACACATGATGACAATTGTTCGGGATGTAATGGAATATATCGTTACAATGATATGTGGATTAATGATGCATACATGGAACGATATGAGTTAGTTCATGATACGCATGGTGACATTAGGAATATAGATGACGTCTATTATTGGGAATCGGATTGCGAATGGCATGATGAACCTGAGGAAAGTAGCGACGAAGATGAAGATGATGATGATGACGATATGGATTCAGCTACAATCAATTCATATTCATACCGACCTTCAATGAAATTTTGTTCACTATCTAATGAGAATTCCAATGCACCTTTTTTTGGTATTGAATTGGAAGTAGAAAGGAAAAATAGCAAAGGATTGAAGCATAAATATATGGCGGGAATGATTCAGCATGAACATTGGTATTTCAAGACGGACGGAAGTTTAACGGACGGATTCGAAATTGTTACGCACCCAATGACATTCAATTATATTCAACAAAATGAAAAAACATTCACCGATTCCCTGAGATTGTTAGTTGAAAACGGGTATAATAGTTACGACGCAAATACGTGCGGGATGCATATTCACATTAGTAAAAATAATTTCACCACATGGCATTTATATCGATTCCTTAAATTCTTTGTAGAAAATAAGGAATTCATTGTGTCTATTTCACAAAGGAAAATGGAAAAATTAAGAAAATGGGCAAACATTGAAGAGGATTCCGATTCCTCGCTAATTTACAAAGCAAAGAAAAAAGACGGGAATAACGAACGATATGTTGCAATTAACTTACAAAATAAAGCTACATTGGAAATTCGCATATTTAGGGGAACATTAAACATAAATTCATTCATGAAAAATATTGAATTTGCACATGCTTTATTCATGTACACAAAAGAGAATAAAGATATTTCATTGGGTGGATTCAAATTGTATATTGATTCATCATGTGATTATTCCAATTTAAAAAAATTCATTAACTTAAAAAACTTATAAACTATGTGTATTATTGCCATTCAGCCATTGGGCGTAAAAATCAAAGAATCAACATTAAAAAATTGTTGGGATGCTAACAAAGACGGGGCGGGAATCATGTACGTTGAAAACGGAAAAATTATTGTCAATAAAGAAATGCATTCATTTAATCAATTCATGAAATTGAAAAAACATGCGGACAAAGTGAATTCCAATATCGTCATGCATTTTCGCATTGCAACGTCGGGCGGTATTAATGACAGAAATTGTCACCCATTTAAGGTAAATAATGACCTATATTTTTGTCATAACGGAATTTTGGATATTGATGTGCCATTGAATTCAAACATTAATGATACGCAAATATTCAATAATTCATTCATGAAAGGATTGCCTGACAATTTTGTGCAAAATGATACGATTATGGGATTGTTAGAATTTACAATAGGCAACCGAAATAAATTCGTTTTCATGGATGCAACGGGGCAATTTTATATCCTGAATGAGAATGTAGGAAAATGGGATAACGGGGCATGGTACTCGAATGAAAGTTACAAAAGACAATCTTATTCATATTATCCTACAAAATGGGATTTTTATGGCAAAGAAAAAAAGAACGAAAAATATTCGATTGAGGATAATTTCGAATATTGCGAATCATGTAACGAAGTTCATTCATTAGACAATATGGTACATGATAGTTATTTTGATATGTTATTATGTACAAAATGTAGTGAATGGATACTTGAGGAAAAATAATTGTGTGTTTTCTTTTGTGTATGCATGGCCTGAAATATGGCCATGCTTTTTTAGTTTATGACCTTATCAATAAATAACGCAAAATAAGACGAAATAAGACGATTAAAATTTAAAACAATGGTAATACCTTACAAACATAACAGAAGCCCGTAATTGGGCTAAAAATAGGCAAAGAATTGATTTCTACTTCGATGTCATGATATGTCATGCAATATCAATCCTTTATTGATGTTGCACCATTGATTGATATGCATGTACTTATCAGTTACCCATGCCAAAAACCCGCCAAAAATCTTCTGTGGTTATAGCCAAAAATCCAGCAAAAACTCCCCAAAAACCTGCCAAAAATCTGTGACAAAAATCTATGACAAAAACCTTTTTAACAATAAATTAACTAAAATAAATTAAATTATAACAAATATTTTATAATTTTACAAAACTAAAACAAAAACAAATGCACCAATTAATTACCTTAACCCATCCAATGAAGTGTGCCATAACTGGCAAACAGATTGACAAAGGCGAACAAGCCTACTACAATCACGAGACAAAAAACTGCATACATCCACTTGAGTATGAGAAAAACATGAGTAAAGCTAAGAAAGGCGACCCAAAAACCTACTTTAGTAGATTATCTAAACTAAACACCAAAAATCTTTAGTTATGCCATTTTCTACTTGCTGTAATGCTCACACTAATTACCCAGACATAAACTTATGTCCAGATTGCCTACAATACTGCGATTGGATAGAAGAAGAGAAAGAAGAGACAATACCAAAAAACCCAAATAATGACTAATCATATCAATCTAAACAAATGAACCAAAAGCTAACCCTTGAGCAAAAGAAAAAAGGTATCAAAGAAGAGTTTACCTATGTGAACAGCAACGGCAGAATCTCAAAACAATACACCTACAAAGGCATGATTATCAAATGGGATAACATGATACTAAATGGTAAATGGTTTTACTGGAGACATAGCTATTACGCTTCACTTGATGCTACTATACAAGGAATTGACAGACATCTAAAAATTTATAATCAAAACAAATAAACATGGACAATCAAGAATTAGAATTAGTAGAAAAACAACTTACACCTATTTTTCCTTGTGAGTGGTGCTTTAAGTTTGGCGATAATGAGCCACAAGTATTCGCAGCAACCAACGAGAAGATAGATGACCAAGAACCAGCTATTAGATTGTTATTAGCTAACACAGAGGAAACAACAGTAACATTCCAAGATGGAGACAACGCTTTCACATTGTTTTGCAGACCATTAACAGAAGCAGGACAAGTATTAATTAACCAAAACAACCAATTAAAAGATGATGCAGCAACCGATGGATTACAGAGCAATGCTTAGACATGGAGATATGAAGAAAATCTGTGCTATTACTGGGCTTTCACCATACCTATTAAAGACAAGATTAGATAAGCATGACTACGAGACAGTTGAGATAGTAAAAACTTACTATGCAAACAAGTTAGAAGCACTTAAAAACCAATTAAATGATTACAGCGAAATTTAGAACACCAAGACAAAACCTATTAAAGAGAAAGGATTATTTTGTAGACCAGACAATAGTAGATAATGTCATAAATAAAGTAGCTAAAGTTTGCGAGATAAGACCAGAATCAATAGTAAAAAAAGGTAGACATAGAGAACAAGTATTAGCACGAAATATGTGCTTTTACATTCTTCATGTTCACTATAAACAAAAATCTGCTCAAATTGCTCCTTACTTTAAAAGAGACAGAACTACAGTTTTGCATGGCGTAAACACTTTTGTAAATGATACAGAAGTATTGCCATTGTATATGGAAAAATATCAACAAGCAAGAAAAAAAATAAAAGTACCTAAATCATATTCAGAAACTAAATAAACACAACACTATGTATTCTACATTCCACCAACTACCAGAGCAAGACAAAAAACTATTTGCAGCTAAGATTTTACACGAGGTAAACTATAGCCAAGAATCTTACAACCTAATTAGTAAGTTATTAAACTATTGGGAACATAATCAAATAGTAGAAGCATCTTATTTTAATGAACCAATTAACACAACCAAAAAACTAAAATATGAGCACAGAACTAACTAATCAACCGAGATTTGATTTAATCAACTCGGATTCGATGCTAAACTTATCAAAAGATTTAGCGAAACTTATCAAAGAAAAAGGATTGTCAAGCAACATTCAAGGAAAGCAATTTGTTAATGTTGAAGGATGGCAATTCGCTGGAGCTTCTTTAGGGTTAATGCCGATTATCACAGAAACTACGGACTTAACTCGAAGAGGCACAGAACCTGGTCAAGTAGAAATTAAGTACATGGCTAAATGCGAAGTACGAAATATTAATACTGGTCAATTAGTAGCTACTGGAGTAGCAATCTGTAGCAACTTTGAGCATAGTAAAAAGAGATTTGATGAGTACGCAATCTTATCTATGGCACAGACAAGAGCAATCGGTAAGGCGTATCGTAACTTACTTGCTTGGTTAATGAAAGCTGCAGGATTCGAAGCTACACCAGCAGAAGAGATGGACTTTGCACCAGCAGAGGCACCTAAAAAACCTTCTCAAACAGTACAAGAAGTTGTAGCAGAAATAGTAGAAGAAGAAGAAATAGATATTGATGCTATAAAAGCAGAGATTGCTAATTGTACTAAAGTGAAACAATTAACTGATTTATACTTTGGCTATAAGCAATTATTTGATTCAAATGAGATGTTAAAAAGATTATTGTCAATGAAAAAAGAAAACCTAACCAAAAAATAAAAACTATGAGTTTAGAATTATTACCAAAAGTAGAACTAAGTTCTATCGAACCATCAAAGTTTAGCATTGAGTTGCTAAAACAAACTATCGTACAGCATTTTAGAGAGACTGGAGACAATCCACTTGAGATGCTTGTTAAAGCAGAGGCTATCATTCAGCTTTTAGATGGCATTAGAGCCGATTTAAAGGAAGATGTGATAGATATCCTTTCCTCGCATCCTCAAGGCAAAGCAGAGGTCTTAGGTGCAGAAGTTAGTAAGTTTGAATCTGGAGTAAAGTATGCTTATGATGGCGACTATACTTGGCTTAAAATGAACCAAGAATTAGAAGCTATTAAATTTAGGCAGAAAGAAAGAGAGTCATTACTTAAAACTATTAAAGACCCATTGGTTGACCCAGAGACTGGAGAAATGATATACCCAGCTCCTAAGTATAGCACAACCACATTTAAAATCTCACTAAAAAAATAACATGAACCAACCAACAATGAACAATGAGCAGTTTGCTTTATGGGTAGCTTTAGGTCAAGGCACAGATAGTAAATTATTTGATAGAGCAGATTTAATATTAACTTGGCTTAACAAAGACATCAAAAAACCTTCAACACCAATTACCCCTAAGAGCAAATAAAAACCCCTACCACCTCAAGATACAAATATTAAATAACCTGGTAGTAATTTATATAAACTTGGGGTGGTTTTTTAATCTTATGACAATAATTTTAAGCATAGCAATCTGGGAGTTTATTAAATGGTTATTTTATAAAATAATGAATAGATAATATGGGATTAGATTTAGAGCCGAGAGGATTTGAGAACTCAATAAAAGTTAAAATGATATACCTTGATACAAAAGAAGAAGAGCAGTTTATATCAATAGCAGCAGCAAACAGAAAGACCAACATTAACGCACAGACAATACGAGAAGCACTAAACCCACTACAGAAGAAAAGATTTACCTATAACGATAGATTAGTAGTGTTTCGTATTAAAAAATAACCTTATGTCTCAATTTTACACAACAATAATTCATCCTATAAGGAAACACTTTAGCTTGTCTTGTAACGACTACTGCGTATTAGATACGATTATGCGTATGCAGAATAATGAATCTAACTGGTGCTATATGTCTAAAGATACTATGGCAAACGATTTAGACCTATCAAAACAAGCTGTTCTTAACATAATCACTAAGTTAGTAGAGAAAGACCTTATAGTCAAAAATCCAGCCACTAAACACTTACGCATAGCGTCAGTATTTTTAGAGTATTTAAACGATTACAAAAAGTTTACCGATGGTAAAGAAACTTTACTTGAACGGTCAAAAAACTTTACCGAAACTGGTAAAAAAACTTTACCTAACAATAATACTAACAATAAGAATACATTTATAAGGCCTACGGCTGAACAAATAAATGAATATTCTAAGGAAATTGGATTTACTTTAGATGGCTCACAATTTATAGACCATTACGAAGCAAGAGGATGGTTAATCGGTAAAAATCCTATGAAGGATTGGAAAGCAGCAGTAAGAACTTGGAAAAGAAATAGTAGAAGTTTTACTACCATTCAAACACAAACAACTAAAATCAGTCTTAAATAATGGAATTAGTAACACTACCGCAGAGCAGAGAGTTAGAGAAAAGCATACTTGGAGCAATATTGATGGATAAAAGAACATTACCATTGGCAGTCGGACACTTAAAAACAGAAGTTTTTTATGATTTAGGTCACCAAAAAATCTTTGACATAGTTAAAAAAATGTATGATGATGGAGTCTATGTAGACATAACTACCCTAAACCAAAAACTTAAAGATGATGAGGCTTACAAAGAGTTAGGAGGTGCGTTTTACTTGACAAAGTTAACTGATAATGTAACTGGTTTGCACAATTTCAATACCCATATTGAGATGCTTATTGAGGTTTATAAGAAAAGAGAAGCATTTATGTTATTTAAGCAAAGCGAATATGAATGCTTAGACAATGATAGTCAAGCTATAGATTTACTTTCTGCAGTTAATACCAAGCTAATTAGCCTACAAGAGTATGGAAATATCCATGAAAAGACAATAACAGATGTCATTTTATCGTTAAACTATTCAAGAGATAAGGCACAAAATGGTGAGTTATTAGGTTATGATACTGGTTTTAAGGAACTGAATAACACATTAGCTGGATGGTGCCGACCAGACTTTGTAGTTATTGCTGCAAGACCAGGAATGGGTAAGACAGCTTTCATGCTTTCAAGTATTTACCACCTATGTATATCAAATATGATTCCTACGGCCATTTTTAGCCTCGAAATGAGCTCCGAACAGTTAGTTGAAAGGTTAGAGTCAATTACGAGTGAGATACCCTTAAAACGTCTTAGAATGAATAATTTGAATGATGCAGAAAGAAAGATACTACTAAAAACTGATGATAAGATATTACTTTCCCCTCTACATATTGAAGATATGGGCGGTATAAGTATTTCGCAACTTAGAGCAAAGGCAACCATTATGAAGCAGAAGTATGGCATTAAAGTCATCTTTATCGACTACCTACAGCTTATGAGTGGACAAGGCAAAAACAACCAAAACCGAGAGCAGGAGGTGAGTTTAATAAGCAGAAGCCTTAAATCCTTAGCAAAAGAGTTACAAGTACCGATTATCGCCCTATCTCAATTATCTCGTAGAGTAGAGGAAAGAGGAGATAAGATGCCACAATTATCTGACCTAAGAGAATCTGGTTCTATTGAGCAAGATGCTGATGCAGTTATTATGTTAATGAGGCCTAATTACTATGAGATGACAAACCCAATAGAGATTGGTGGAACAGAATATGCTACAAACGATTTAGTTATCTGTAAGGTTGAGAAGAATAGACATGGCACAACAAAAAACTTGCCGCTTAGATTTTTACCAGAGACAATGACATTTATTGACTATACAAATTAACCTATGACATCAAAAGAAAAAGCATTTGATTTAATAAGATTATACAGAAACATTGAATTTGATAATGGTGAAAATTGTTATTTAATGATTTCAATGAAAAACGCTAAACAATGTGCATTAATAGCAGTAGATGAGATAATAAAATGTGTAAATAATCCAGATGAGTATTATTTAATGGAATATTCAATATTTTATTGGCAAGAAGTTAAAAAAGAAATAGAAGCATTATAGATGGGTAAGCATAATGGCTATAGGAACAGACGTAAATTCGAGATAGAAGAGGCTCGTAATGCTGATGGTACCTATCAAGCTATTAAGTTGTTTGCTAAGAACACTAAGATTTTAGTAATACAAATGCCTACAGCATTATTAGATGGTTTTATGTGGTTAGAATATGAGAGAGATGGTCAGCCTTCTGGTATAGCTGATACAAGAGTTGAGTTCTTTGCTATTAACTTTGATTTAAGGAATAGGATATACTTTATGAGGTCAGAATTGCTTAGAAAAAAGGCTCGTAGGTACTTTAGAGTCAACTTAACTAAGGTCGAAAATAACGTCAAATATGTCCAAGTTCCAGTAGATGAGATGATTCGTTATGTATAATATATGTAAATAAATTGTAACTTTGATTTATGGCAACATATAAAACAGCTTCCGAGCTGACCAAAATGATGATTGATTATTTAGGACATAGAGGGATGGAAGTATGGAGAAATAATAACCTTGCTGTAAAAGGAAGGGCATTTATTGGGAGGAAAGGAGTTCCAGATATTATAGGTTATGATAGGAAACATGGTCAGTTTGTAGGATGCGAGATTAAGAAGTTAGGTGATAGGATTAGCCCAGAGCAGTTGACTTTTTTAACTCAGTTAGGATTAGCAGGAGGAGCAGCAATGTTATGTAGCCAGACATCAGATGAAACAATAAAATTAGAAATATTTAAAGATGGCGAAAGTAAAATCTGGAAGTGGAACGAGTCAAAAAAAGAGTTTTGGCAAGAGGAAAATAGGTAGAGCAAAGAAATCTTATAACAAACATAGTCCGAAGCCTAAAAAATATAGGGGTCAAGGGCGATAAAAATTAAATTATGGAAAACTTAGAATTAGAAAACAAAGAAGAGAAAGTAGTAAAAGCTAATAAGAAAGCTAAAGAGTTTGTATCTAACGAAACAATACAGCTTATTGAAGACATCTTGAATGATGGAACTGTAGATTTCAAATGGAGAGAAGCCTTAAAAGCACAAGTAAAAAAATATAAAAAAGATGCAGAATAACTACGAGTACGATTCAGTCGTTGAGAATGTTATTAATCGTTTAAAAGATAGAGCAAGGATTGGTTATGAGAAATACGGAACTGACCTTGACAGAAATGACCTAATAACAGAACAATGGATTGAACACGCTATAGAAGAGGCATTAGACTTTAGTCTTTACCTCACTAAGTTAAAAGAGCAAATGAAAAAAAGTTTATAACAATAAAAACCAAACAAAATGTCTAAATCAAAAGAACTCTACCTTGGGAGATGCTTTACACTAACAACAGCATTCGGTAGCTTAAGAAAAATCTCATTAGGCCCACAAGACCTACAAAAATTAAATGACTTTGCAGCCGATAACAAAGGATGGGCTAACATCTTAGTAAAGATGAAGAAATCCTTTAATGCTGGTGAATCAGATTTCTATGTGGAAATTGACCCATGGAAGCCAGATGGTGAAGTAAAAGAATAATTACCTTTCTAAATTAACTATTATGAAAAATATACTTGAAGCCTTACTTGGAATGATTGCCTTAATGGTAATGTTGTATATACCTTTTGCCTTTTTAGTAGGCGAATGGAATCCAATAATATGGCATATTACTTTTAGAGGCTTGTATGTACTTTCTATTGCAGCAATAGTTACTTACGCCTTAAAGGAGTATAATAAAAAATAAAGTGTTGTGTTTTGTAGATAAATAGGTGGCCCTCCATATTCTTATGGGGGGTTTTTATTTTACAAAAAAAGCCCCAGATTTTAACCTGGAGCTTCCACCAAAACCAACCAAACACCTATGAGAGAGCATCTTAATTCTGTTTATTAGAACTATCATAAAATTTTGTCAATACTGTACCATAAAGCATTGCTTGGTATCTCATCACAAAACTTTCTATTGATTCTTTGACATAGAAGTAATCTTCGTTTGTCATATACACAAAGCATCTATCACTACCTTCATCATCTGCAGTTACACTTGCAACATAATTTATGTTAATGTAAGCATCTGATTCCTCGGAATTATCTTGAAAGTCGTAACTCTCATCTTCATCCTCTGTTAGTTGTATAATGTGCATTAACATTTTTAATACTATTTTTTATTACGGTGAGTCTTAGTTCTCTAACAATTAAATCAAGTTTTGCTTCTAAGTTTGCTTTTTGCTGCATTAACTGGTTAATCTTTAGGTCTGTTTCTTTGTTCATACAAATTTACGATTTAATTGATACTGAAATAAAAAGTGCATACCTTATTGATTATCAATACGATACACACTTTAAAAATATATACTAAACTAAAATTACTTCTTAGGTAATCTTATTATTTTACTGCCTAATGGCATTGGTACAAATATAGCAACTCTTCCGCCATCTAACACCACTCCGCAACCCAATGTTGGTCTTTTGGGGAAAGGTCGTGAATATTCCATAGCATAAGCATCAATATCTATACCACAGCCTACGTTCATACCAAATATCATATCCTTATCAGATGCACTATAAAGAACACCACCAAAACTATGGATATGACCTATAACAGTTGATTGTCTTGCATCTCTTGCTCTGTTGATTGCACCAGCTTGTCCAGAACTACCAGTGCCATGTGTATATAGAACACTATCTATTTCCCATTCTAAGGCCCATTTCCAGCCTTTAGGAGCATCCCATGCTTGTTCGTATGATTTGATAAATCTCTCTGGTAAACCGCTTGTTTGAGCCTTTCTTTTATGTAGGGCTGAGTGGTTACCGATACAGACTTTAACATTTGGGAAAGTCTTGTACCATTTATACATAGCTTCTTGAGCTAAATCAGCTTCTCTTCCTGCTCCATGTCCATCTGGTTTTGATTCGTGATAAGAGATTGCGTGATTGTCTACTTCATCTCCGATATGTACTACTTCGGAGCACTGAAACTTGTTAGCCACTTCAAGGCAAAAGTTCCTATAAAGTGGATGACAGAATGGTTCGTGCGTATCTCCTATGACAAGCACATTTTTTTTAGATGCCATATTGGTTGGTTTGGTTTATCTATTTATAAGGTGCATAGGCAGTCTTGCCGTTAACCTTAATTGCTTTCAAAACTTGCTTTCTATTCTTAGCTCCATTGTAAGAAACATGAACCCAGTCTGGATTAGCAGATGTTCCAAACTCCCAAATCATTTGGTCAAAATCAAGATTTAACCTAATATAATCAAATACATCTTTATTAGTAACAGACCCTACGCCATCCATATCAATATCTACAGCTTTACCTTCACAATGCTGAGAACTTAAAGAACCTCCTATGTAATGATTTAATACTTTGCTTCTGTAACCAGATGAGATGTTTATAGGGCCAAACTTTAATCTTATTGGCTCTAATACCTTTTCGCAAAGGACTATGATATTTTCTAAATGTGCAGGACTTGGTTGATTAGATACACCATGTCTTTTAGCTGATTCGCTACGAGTAAATTCTGATAATGTAAAGTTTGCAGTTAGTCTCATAGAGCACTAAATTAGGATTTTTTATTAAACTGCTTTTTTAGGAACCCATACATCTGCATTCCTAACCATGCAATAGTCATTAAATAAACTATTGTTTGTAACATTGGATTAAAATTTACAAATCCAAATATGTTAAGCCAAGATACAGCTGTAAATGTGATTCCTATTGGAGTTAAATCTGTATTCAAATCGTTAAATTGTGACATTGTTATTTCTTATTAAATATTGTTGTTACTACACTTGCTGATAATAAAGTGGCAGAGTACATAAGTAATGAATCGAAAGCTGTTTGAGACAATAACGCACAAAAGATGCCAATTATTGCACACAATAAAGCTAAAATACCAGCTACTCTTTTTGAGCTAACTTCTTCACTACCAGAAAACATATCCTTTATAAACTTTATCACTTCTTACCTATTTTAAAATACAAGCTACCAGAGTAACTTATATTGTTATTTTTATTAATATTAAGATTAATGCCTATTAGAGCCTTATTTTTGGCATTTAGCATCAAACCAGGACTTAGTACTTCTAAGCCATTAGATTGGCTAAAATCGCCTCTTATGCCGTAAAAAAGCCTATACTTGGCTTTCTCTGCATAAAATTGCTTAACATAGATGGTTTTATTGGTAATCTTGGACTCAAAAGACCTCGACTTAATACTATTTTGGCTGATGGTATCATTAATCACAAAGATATTAGAATCTTGTTTAATAGTGTCAGAATAAGCCCTGCTTACGTTGTAATCGTACATGATAAAAGCAGTGTCATGAGTAGCAATGGTATCTGTAGCTATAATGACAAAAGGGATAGAATCCCCTTTTATGTACGTTTTTCTGTACGTTTTTAAGTACACTGTATCATGTATCTCCTTAATCTTATTGTAGTTGCTCATATCACTAAAGTCAGCCTTTTTTTCTGTCTTATGACATGATTCATAGGCAAATACGCCTAAAAAAAAGAATCCAATGATAAGTATATAGTCTCTAATATGTTGCATATTATACAAATGTAAATGGTGCAGTTCCTTTTAATGATATAGAATATGAGCCAGGACTTTCCAATGGGCCATTTAAGTCTATAGAAGCTACATAAACATCGGCATTAATAGTTACTGTTCCATCAGCGTTTACTATTTGGAACTTAACATTTAGCTTAGTTCGAGCAATTTGAGCATCTAATAAGTCCTTGTAATCATAAAAATCTCTTGTAATAAATCCATCAGCACTAATATCAAACTCCATGTTCGTAGGTAGAAACTCTTTAAAGTTTCCAGAAACAGCAGTTGTAACCTCGATAAGAGATGAGCTTGTTGTAAATGAACAATTAGTAGAAGCTCCGTAAACATTATTAGCACCTACTGAATTATTATAAAGAACCATATTTGAACCAGATGTAATAGGCATATTAATTAATTTTTATTTTCTTGTATTTATATTTTTGAATACATCAATATTTATTGTAGTACCATTATAGTTTATCTTTTTTAATATACACTCTTGTACTCCTTGTTTAAGATTCCATCTATAAGATTTTAACAAATAGGTATATGTATTAATATTATCATAAGAATATGTAAACTTACTATTTAGTGAATATCCTATGCTTTTAAATTGACCATCTATTACTATTTGATTTTGTACTTGGTCTATTCCTATATCTTCAACAACTAATGTAAATATTTCAGTACTACCAGAACCATTACGACCAAATTGATTTGCAAATCCACCATTTAAATCATCTGTGTACATACCAACATAAGAAGATGCTGAAACATCATCTGGCTGATTAGCTACTCTTGCTCCAGAATCATTGTTTTTAAAAATGTCATTATACATAAAGCCTAATGAGTAGTTATCAGTTTCTTCTGGTTTAAATTCGGAGTTTTTACTTCCTATTTCTCTATAAGCATCATACGCATAAATTTGTGATGAAGGCCCTACGTTTTGGCAGATAAAGTAGTAAAGCTGCAAGAATCCACCAGGATTAATCTGTAATGGTCTATAAATAATAAAATCTATTCTGCCATCAATAGGTACTAATATTTGTTTTGGAAATCCAACTGGATAACTATTTAAGTAATATGTTGTAGTTGTAAAAGTTCCAGTATTATCTAAATATTGAGCAGCACTATTGTCATCTGGTATAATTCTAATCCAATATCTTGGAGTACAATCAAATGAATAATCTGACCATGATATAGTTAAGTAATCACCAGCTTTTACTGCGTTTCCAAATGACCTAATTGCTCTATTTGTTTCTGTAGCACTTGTGGTTAAATCATCGGTAAATAAACCACCAGAAGTAGCGTCATATTTACTTGCAACCATACCAGTTTCAAGCCAACTATCTACATTGTTAGTTCCAGACCAAGATAAAAACCATCCATTAGATACAAGTTGTTTTACGTTGTATATAGGACTAAACTGAGTATATGACTTTTGTGCTCTATTAAAGCTAATCATTAAAGACTCTCCTATTTCTTTAAAGTTGTTTCCATCATCTATTCCTACTGTTGTTGTATTATTTACAGTTTGTGTGGACTGATAAGTACCAGCACTATTGTAAACATAATAAGCAATAGATGTTTCTCTTGTTAATGCACCGTATGAAGTTAAATACCATTTATCATCTTTGTAATAGCATTCCCATCCAAATCTGTTACATAGATATTCTAAAATATTATAATAGCTTAGATATTCTCCATATTGCTCCATTAAATAGTTCTTTTTCAAGTACATATTTTCTATGTTTCTTGAAGCTATATTAGCTGTTTTGTAATATTCATTTATCCAAACATCTAAACTAAATTCAGTTTTTTGGAAACAATCAATTAACAAATCCTTAATACTTACTCTTTCTTCTGCAAAAAATCCAATACCATTAGTAAGGTTAAAGTAATATTTTTTGTTTTTAGTTCTTGATAAACCATCAACAAAGGTTAAGCTGAACTCATTAGTTCCGACTGCTGAATATTGAATACTATCAACTGGTAAAAAGAAGCCTCTAAATATAGTTGAAGTCCAAGTATAAGTAGAATAGTTATAAGTACCCTTGCTAATAACAATCATAAAATCATTATCATCAGCATTAAAGAAGTCATTTAACAGCTCAAAATAGTTAGTTGCTTGATTATAGTTCTTTAGTATATTTAAAGTCAACCTTGAAGACATAATAGGGGTATAAGCATTACCTTCTGTATCTATGGTTTCAATAGAAATTGGACTTTCTGTACCAGTAATAGGATAAATAGTGCCGCTTGAATAACCATCTTTAAATATCTGTGCTCTATACACATTGATTGTTCCAAATGTTGGTTGGAAAACATCGTTAAATATTAGTTCGTATTTTGGATTTATAAACGCCATTATTAGAATGTATTTTGGTTATTTCTTCCTGCCTTATTCATTAAAATTAATAAATCATTTCCACTTATTCTTGCTTCAAGTGTTCCACCGCCACCTCCAATTAAGGATTTTAACTTATCTAACGGAGCTACAACCTCTGGATTAGATGCTGCACCAGGGTATTCACCCATAAGACCCATAGTAGGCCCAGAAATAATACCACCATTAGCAAACTTTTGTGTATTATCCTTACTTAATTTTGATTTCAAGAATGAACCAGCAACAATAGCCGCAGTACCAGCTGCAATGGCTGCAATAGCAGTAGGTATTGAAGGTTTTTTAAGCAATGTTAATGCTAATAAAACTGGAAGTGCATAAGCCACAAGAGCCTTACCTATGTCAATTAAAGAATCAGCTAAAATTAAAGCTAATCCTTTAAATACTTTTATATTTTCACCAGCTAACGCTTTACCAAGAGATTCTGCTAAATAATTTATAGAATTTGCAACAAAATCAAGAATAGATTTATTAATACTATTCATTGTATCTGTCCAAGTTATTTTATAATCTTTTAGATTATCTTGAGAACCTTTTATTTCTCCATCTACTCTTATTAAAGCATCGCTTATCTTATCTAATTGTTCCGCTGTCCATCCACCCATAGAAGCCAAATCATATAAAGCAGTTTTATATTGCTCTAATATTGCTATTCTTTCAGAAGCTGTACTTTTCCCAGTTGAATTAGCAATTTTCATTGCAACATCAGATTCAATTTTTAAAGCATCTAAAGAATTTTGTAATTCTCTATCAGATATTTTTTTATCTTCAGTTTCTTGTTGTTTAGCTAAATTATTTCTAATTGCATAAAGTTGTTTATATACTTCAGCTGACCTTTTTGCATATTCAATATCAGATATTATTTTTAAAGCAAACATTGCATCATAAGCTGCTTGTTCTTCATTTAATATCTGTATTTGCTCTTTTTCATCATCTATAGCAAATGCTAATTTTGCATCATAATATGTTTTTGTATAATTAAGTAAATCAAATACTTTTTCTTTTTCTTTTTTTACTGTATCTGGTTTAGTAATTTGTTGGTCTAATTTTATTGATTCAGACTTTACACCATTTAACTTTTGTCTTATTGCTACAGATTCTAAAGAAGCAGCATTTTCAATAAGTGATAGCTTGTTGATTTTAGCTGTATTATCTCTAATTAGATTATTAACTTCATTTAATCTAATTTTAGCTGCAGCATTGCCTTCATCTAATAATTTCATATCAGATGCAATATTTAATGCATCTGTTTCTTCGCTATTAGTCTCATTTAATAGTTTTATTTTTTCATTAGTAAGAGTAATATTTTCCTTTTGTAATGCAATTCTATCTCTTTCAGCATCAAGTTGTTGTGTAGTTAATTTACCAACTCTTTCCTCCATAACTCTTGCACGTGCTCTTGCTAAAATAGCATTAGCCACATCAAAAGTAGCTGAAGCTACATTACCATTTAATATTTGCTCTTTTGATAAATTTCCAAAATATCCAGGATATTCCTTTTGTAGCTTATCTACTGCTATTAATCTTTTATCCATAGCCTCATTACTACTACCAGCTATTTCAACCAAAGACTTCATTGCGGTAATTTCAGAATATGCATTACCAGTAGATTCTGTTAATGATTTAGCATATTCATCTTGACTTTCTTTAAGTTTTTTATTTTCAGCAGCAGCTTTTCTTTGAGCCTCATCATAAAATGTAAGACCAGCAACAATAACAGAAAAAGCTAAATAAGCAGCACCACCAAGACCAGCAACTCCACCTATTAATGCTGGTAAATTGTTTTGAATAGCCCTGAATCCATAAGGTAAATCTTGTATAACTAAAGCTATATTTGTCCATTGTCTACTTGATTGCCTTAATGGAGCTTCGCCACTACTTAATGATTGTTTCAGCCTATCATAATCACCTTTTAGGTCTAAAATTCTTTTATCTAAAGGGTCTACTCCATTAACTCTAAGAGCTACCATATACTTTTCAGTAGCAGCTAATTGCTTTTCAGTATTTTTAAGACTTTTACCAAATAATTCATTAGAAGCGGTAATAGTATTTATTGTCTTAGTGTATTGGTCTTGTGCCTTAATTATAATATCTACACCTTCGTTATTCGCCATTATTATACTGGTTTAATATTTTCGTATTTTTTTAAAACTGCCTCTAACTCTTCGTTAGTCATTATCTTAACATTCTTCTTTCTATTCCTCTTATCGCAATCTAACTCTAAAAGCTCAGTAGGCTTGACCTTCTTACCTTTAGGTAACTGCATATTGACAAGGATAGTAGTTTGCCATCTTGACCTCACCCATTCTTGCTCCTCTTTATGCCTATAACCATACCAAATAAAGTCTAATTCAGCCATGGTCATCTCCCAAAACAAATGGGGAAGTATTTGACACTCCCCCATTGTATATCTTTCTATGTCAATCCATTCTAATTTTTTTTTTCTTCACCAGCCTCTGTTGACGTAGAACCAGGTTGCTCTAATCCACTACTCATGCTTTCTGATAGTGCAGCCATGATTTCTTGGAACTGAGTTCCAGCGATACCACCCATGTCATCTATCCAATCGCATACATCAATCTCCTTAAAATCTGGCGTTCTACCTTCTTTGTAAAAAGGGTATTCAGCAGCAGACCTTACTAAATTAACGATAGCATCTAAAGCAGATTCACCGCTTAAAGCTGTTCCTATCTCTGTTGGGCCTATACCTTGTAACTGACAGAATCTCTTTAAAGACCATGTGCAGAAACGCAGCGGTATTACCTTACCATCAGAAAGTGATAGGTTAAATTGTCCTCTCATATATTTGGTTTTTAGTTTATGCGTTGGTAGTCATCACTAATGCTCCAGTTCCAGTGAATGATGCAGAGAAAGTAGCTGGAGATTCCATGTCACCAGTAAAGTCTAAAGACTCAACCGCTGCAGTTCCAGTCCAAATCTTGTCACCACTTACGAAAGTAGAGAAAGTCAAAGTTACATCAGTTCTTGAACTTACAGAAGAAAATAAATCTTCTACGTTAATACCAGCAGCAGCAGATTCGATAACCGCTAAGCCATCTGTTGTTACTGACCAAGAACGCTGTCCTTGAATTTGAGCTGCCCATCCACCGCTATCTTTTGTAGAAGCGTCTGGTAAGTCTGTTGATACTGATAAAGAACAAGATGTAGAGTGAGCTACAGCTACTCCACCTATCTTTACTACGAGTAAAGTTCCGTTAAAAATTCCGCTTGTGGCCATATTATTTATTTTTTATATGTTTAAAATCCTATTTGTTAATTAATTATAATCTTATTTTGTCTTCTTAGTCTTTTAAAGTGACCATAACTTATTCCCATCTTCACACTTGCCTCTAATCTACTCTCAAATTCTCCCACAAATGTACCATTATCTCTATAAACCATACATCGCTTTTTAAGATTGTCATTACCTCTTAATATAGCAGATTCTGACATTTTCTTTTTAGCCTCTTCACTTACTATCTTGCCTTTTTGAGCTTTTGCGTAAGTATTACCTATCATCCTTTTTCTTATAAGATTTACCTCATTTTCTGTCTTTGGTCTACCCATACCAGCCAATGATATCTTTTTTTTAGTCTCTTCAGAATGTTTAGTATTTAAACCACCTGGTCTAATGTTATATCCGAAGTTTCTATCTGTTGCTCTTAGAATCTTAATGAACTGCTCTTCGTAAAGATTAAGACTTTCTAAGTCATCAGTTTTTAAGATGGTATAGAACATAAAGGAATCTATGCCATGTTTGTTAAAAGAACGCTGAAGGTACTCGTTGTCGTGAGTACCTTTCTTTAGCCTTTGAGTATGGTAACCAAACCTTATCTCTGGCTTATTAATTGTTTGTCCGATATAAGCCTTCCCAGTATTCTTGTTCAGTATCTTATATAAGTACATATTATAAAGTTTGAGTTACAAAGTGGTCTACCACTATAACTCTTCTAAAAATATATGTTTCTTCTACATAGTCAAAAGTAGCCTGGTTTGACACCATATTCCTTGTAACTATGTTAAAGTTTGGAGAAGCATCTGGGTAATCTGCAGGAGCTACTCCTATGATTTCCAATAAGCCATTGGCCCATTCATCTACGGCTTTTTGACCTACCTCTCCAGACTTAAATGTCCTATACACTATGTCAAACTGTATGCTTACATCAAAGTTATAGCTTGTTTTGTCACTATTCTCTACTGATGTCTGTGAGCTTATCAACAAGAATGGAGGCTCGGCACTATCTGGAGCTATGGTATCAAATACCGATAACTCGTAGTTGTTAGCATTTATCTTGTCGAAATAAGCCTTTCGTATAGCATATCCACAGTCTTTCATTATCCTTCTACCTCTACTTCTTTAACTTCCGTTTGTTGGCCATTTTGAGCCTCATTTAGCTCACCAAAGAACTTAATAAGGGGTAAGCCATACTTTGTCGGTAACTCTTGAAAAAAGCCATCTAATTGCTTAATTTGCTCTGCGTTTAATGTTATTGTCATATTTGGTTATTTTTTACAAATTTAGGTAAAATTATTTAGCTTCCAATATTGCTATTTTAGTTTCTAAAGTTTCAATCTTAGTCATAGCCTCTTGAAGTGCCTTAATAGTATAATAACTAATATCTGCCTCGTAAACTCCTTTATATGTAGTACCATCTTCAGCTAATGTACCCCATCCATCTGGTTCAATTAATTCTGGAGCTATTTGTTCAACTTGTTGTGCAATAACACCCATATTAAAATCATCATGAGTTTGGTCTTTAAATTTATATTTTACTATTTCAATATTCTTTATTTTATCCCAAACTGATTCTAATGGAGTTATATCTTTTTTTAATCTTTCATCTGATAAAATAACATTGTTTGTTGCATAGTTTGCTATACCTCCATTTGAATAAACATAAAATCTTCCCGTAGAACTATCACCGAAATATGTGAAAAAACTTGTAGTATTATTAGGTGCTTGATTTTTAAAGTTTATGTAACTACCATATACTGGTCCAGATGAAGCCGTATTTTCAACATAATGAATCCAGTTTGCATTTGATTGTGATAATTGAAATAATGCTCCACCAGCATCACCGCTTAAAGAACTTCTATTAATTAATAAGCTACCCCCCGATGTGATTGCCATTGCAGCAGTACTTGCTGGTGTTGTACCACCATTTGTAGTTGATTGTATAAATTCAAGTCCTCCTCCTATATTGTAATTACTTGAAATAAACCAAGTTTTACCACTAGATATTCCAGCCAAATTAAGTAAAGAACCTCCACTTACAGAACCATCTCCTATTGTAACTCTTGCTGTTCCACTTGGAACAATAGAACTTATTTGATTTGCTTGTAAACTACTTGAGAATGTAGCAGCACCAGTAGACAAAACAATACTTAAACCTTTTGCACCCGTTGTCCAATCTGTTAAATATAAAGTTCCGTTTGACTCGCCAACTCCTAAAAATCCATCCGCCGAGCCTTTTAACCTTATATTTCCATTTGCAAGACCGGCTATTAAAGTTCCGTTAGAGGTTACGCTTCCGGTAAAAGTTGCACTTGTACCACTTAATCCTCCAAAGAAAGTTATATTAGCACTACCACCAGCTCCAAAATCAGCTACTTGTGTACCACTATTTGCATTGATGCTTAAACCAGCACTTGTTGCAGCTTTTACTTGTGGGGTAGTTAAAATTCCACTAAAAGTTCCAGTAGTTCCACTTAATCCACCAGTCAAAGTACCACCAGTTAAATTAAGTTTACTATTTAATTGAGTTTGAACAGCACTTGTAACACCGCTTAAATATCCTAATTCAGTATCAGTAGTTCCAGAAGAAACTAACTTTCCACTTGCATTTGAAGCTACTGCTCTTGATGCAGTTAAATCAGTAGTTAATACTGTTGAAATAGCACCAGTTAAATAAGCCGCTACTCTTCCAGTAGTAAAGTATTGATTACTACCTTCTGCAATATCTGTAGTTGTTAAAACTACTGTTCCTCCAGCACCGTTTACGGATGTAACTGGGAAAGTAATGTTTGTATTAGAAGCACTTGTGATTCTACCTTTGCTATCTACAGCGATTGTAGGTACAGCAGTAGAAGTTCCATAAGTTGTTGCAGTAACGCCAGTATTAGCTAAAGTTAAAGCAGATGATACGTTTGCAGAGCCATTAAAGCTAACTGACCAAGTAGCATCACCACTTGCGGCTATTGTTCTTGCAGTAGATAAGATGTTTGCAGCGTTTGCAGTACCATTTAAGTTACCATCTACGTTAGCAACTAAAGTTGCAACTGTATAACCAGTTCCAGTAGTGTTAACTACGTTTGTAGGCTCATCTACTAAACCAGTAAATATCTTAAACTTACCAGCATCAGAAGCATCTCTGAATAAACCAGTAAACTCTACTCTTTCTTGAACAGCATCATAGTATCTACCATAATATCCGATGTCAACCGCATCTGTTGTATTGTTAGTATTAGCTACCTCAAACAATGGGTCTTTAGAAGATATTGATTCTGTGTTTACAAAGGTTGCAGTACCATTGATAGTTAAATTACCACTTACAACTAAGTTGTTTGGCATTGTAACATCATTAGTAAATGCAACTGTTGTTGTATTACCTACAGTTGTTGTTGCTATTTGATTAGCAGTTCCGTTTATTGTTGTTATACCTTGGTCAGTCCAAGTTGCTGTTATTACATTGGCATCTTGTTGAGTTAGGCTTAAAGTCTTTGTTGATGTACCACTTACTGCAGCAGATACGATAGAACGATTGTAAGCTATATCGTATTGGCCTAATTTAACCGTAGTAGGAATCGCATAACCAGCAGTTAAGCTGAATACACCACTATTGTTAGCGTAAGTTAAACCAGTCGCAGATGATGATAATGCAAGTCTTGCACGAGCATCTGTGTAATATAAGTTTGTGCCTTCTGCTAAGTCTGTAGTAGTCTTTGCAGCTAAAGCACTATTGAATCTTGCTTGTGTATAGTAAAGGTTAGTTCCTTCAGCTAAATTAGTTGTACTCTTATTGCTAAAAGCAGTATCAAATCTTGCTTGAGTGTAATATAGATTTGAACCCTCTGCTAAGTTAGTTGTAGTTGATGCAGCTAAGTTTGTTGTGAAATTAGCATTACCTCTCGCTTCTGTCCAATATAAGTTAGTTCCTTCACCAATGTTTGTAGTAGTCAAAGTAACTGTGCCACCTAATGATACCGCTTGACCATTAATTGTAATTGAGCTATTAGTTAAACTTGCGTTAGGAATAGCAGCTAAGTTAAATACTCCAGTTGTGTTATTGTAAGCAATACCAGTTCCTGCTGTAATACTTAAAGCAAGTCTTGCTCTTGCATCAGTAAAGTACAAATTTGTACCTTCTGGCAAGTTAGTAGTTGTCTTAGTCGCAAAGTTAGTTGCAAAGTTTGCGTTACCTCTTGCTTCTGTAAAATAAAGATTACTTCCTTCTGCCAAGTTCGTTGTGCTCTTAGCAGCGAAAGCTGAATCAAATCTACCTTGAGTATAGTATAAGTTAGTTCCCTCTGGTACAACAGTTGTAGTTCCAGTAAAGTTACCAGTTAATGAGGCTGCACCATCATTGTAAGTCCATGTAATACCAGTACCATTCTTAATTAAAGCAGCAACCGTATCATCAATTAATTCTTTAATCTCTATGCCACCTCCAGTAATAATCAAATCACCAGTTATAGTTAAGTTACCATTAATAGTTGCTGCAGCAGTAGAAAGTGATAAAGCTGTATTTACTCCAGCACCATCTTGAACTGGCTGTAAACTACCACTTACTCCAACATTATTAGCACCAATCTGTAATACTTGTCTATATGTATTTTTTACCGCTTTACCTTGAAGAGTAGCCATTATATTTTAATTTTTTTTATTTTATTAACCATTGTATATAGTTCTTCTGAAGCCGATAAGAATAAGAATGGTCTATGGGGCAAATTTACTAAATTTCCATTACTCCGTTTAAAACTTAATGCATAGCCCTCAAGTTGATTCATATTTAGGTTTCTATACACTGGAATTTGAAAATCATTACCAGTACCAAACTCTACAAAAGGAGAGTAATTAGACCTTCTACCCATAGTACCACGAGAACCAACTCTTGCTCCTGCATTCATATTGTAAGGCGTACTATAGATTGAAGCCTTTAATTGACCAGTTTTACCTAATGGTGCCCTTGCTCTTGCATTATTCTCTATAGTTTTTACAGACTCATTGATTATTTTCTGCACTTGCTGAGTAATAACATGAGGTGCCTCTTTTAACCTTTTTGATAGGTTAGTAATACTTGCTGTTTTATTTATAGTAAATGACATTATACTGTCTCCCAAGTTTTACTAATATTCTCCCAGAATGCTGTAATACTATCCCAAGTATCAACTCTCTTTAAAGTAGCACAAGTGATTCTCAAGTAGTTATTAACATCTAACTCATCTATAACGCTGCTAATCAAGTAGATATTACCTTCAAAAAGTATAGTAAGGTCATTAGAAATTGATATACTTTGAGCATCCCTTATTCTAAAAACTATATTATCTGATAAAGAATCTTTACCAGCTATGTTTGTCTTATTTTGATTCTCCCTAAATACCTCAGCCCAACAAGTATAGTACTCAACATCCGTTAAGACTTGACCACCAGCACCGTCAGATTCTGATACTTTAGATTGAAAAGTAATTCTATTTTTAAATCTACTTATCATTAGAAAATTATGCTTAGGCGTTTAAATGGCTTCATTAATTCGTATGCAGATGCTATATTAGCATTTGGTTTGCTGTCCTCTACAGAAGATTCTCTGTAATCATATAAATCAGCAAGTATCTTGTAGATAGCTGTTTTCATAACTGCAGGAGTTGTAGCATAACCGCAAGTATAAGTAAATCTAAACTCATTGCGACTAATAGAGTTAAAATAAATCTTCTTGTAAGTTGTACCTAAGATATTGTATGCTGGTATTGTAATTTCTATCCAGCTATCGTTATTCCAATATTCAACTTTAGTGATATTGTTAAGTGGTGCGTATGGTAGTTCTATAAACTCATCCACATAAGCTACAACTTGTAAAGTACGAGCTGTTATAGCCACACCAGCATATTTCTCTAATCTAATCCTTGCTGAAGTTATCAAAGAGGAAATTAAGTCGTTATCATCATCAAAATCAACCTTTAGATAGTTCTTAGCTTCGGCCAATGTTATTGGTTCTGAAACTGGCTCTACTGTGGTTGTGACATCCCTTATAATCTGCATATACCATTATTTTTACAAAAATAACTAAAATATAGTAGACATAAAAAAGGGGTAGCTTTTGGCCACCCCTTTGTATTTTAGTTAATCTAAGATTAAGCTACGTTACCGAAATCACCATATACAAACGCATTGTTGTAATAGATAGGGAATGCAATACGAGCTTCAACTCTCACAGTAATCAAGTTCTTTTGGAAGTTATCGCTATCCATTTCAGAGAACTGAACAGAAATACCTTGATTTTGCATGATTTGAGCACCCATTGACCAGTCACCTACTAAGAACTTATCAGCAGTGATTGCTGTAGATTGGAACACTGGAATACCAGCGATAGTTAAGCTACCGTCAGTTGTTACAACTGTAGAACCTGGAAGGCTATAAGCAGCGTTAGTATTCTTAGTGTTCATGATATTAGCCCAATCACTTGGGTTAATCAAAATACCATTTGCAGAATAGTTAGTAGCAGAAACTTGTGCAATAGCTTGTACTAATTGCTCAACGTCTACAGTTGCAGCACCAGTTGGAGCAGAAGCATTTACAGTCAAACCAGTCAAGTTTGGAGCACTACCATTACCAAATAATAATTGAGAATCTTCAGCTAATAAATATTTCTCTAACAAACGAGCTTGTAAGAAAGAAGTCATAGCAGGTACATCATCTAACATTTGACGAGAGATTCTTACGAAACCAGCGATGTACTGAGCAGGAGCATCAGTCATTGTGATATCGAAATCGATTTGTGGTTTAGTAGAACCTTGAGTTTGTGGTCCTGCTTCGCCTTCACCACCAGTTTCCTTAGGGAAAGTAAATAAACCAGTAGAGATTGTACCGATTGGTAACAAACTTCTAACGTGTACTTTACGATTAGGAAGAGCATATACTTGTGGAGCATATTGTCTTGGGATGTCACCAGTTAAGTTAACTGCTTCAGTCATGTTACCTACTGCCTTAGTGTCTAAGATAAAGCCAGAACGCTTCTGCTCACCACGACCTAATTTTGCGATACTGTCAGCATTCTTTTCGATTGCTTCAGCAAGAGTTGCATTGAACCCTTTTACTTGATTTTCGTTCATTGTCTTACGATTGTTTTTTGCCTCTAATTTGTCAGCAGCATCTTTAACTACTGAAATTTGAGATTTTAATTCTTCTAATTCTGATTTTAAGCCATCTACCGCTACTGCGTTATCAGCTTTTAATGTTTCGATAGCACCGTTTACTTCGATTTTAACGCCTTCGAAAGCACTTTTAATTTCTTCTACCATTAGTTAAAAATTTTAAATGATTGTAAATATTTGCTTACCTCAATTTCAATGGAAATCATCGGGTCTTCTTCTTCTTCCAATGCCATTTCTGATTCACCTTCTGGTTGCAACTCAGTTGGTAATTCTACTGGCGGTTGTTCTTCTGAAGCGACTGATTCTTCATCTTCCATCTCTACGAGATATTGTTGTAATTGTTTAAGTTTTAATTCTAACAAACCAAAAGTTTCATCAGTATAGAAACCATTTCTCAATGACTTGATAGTTTTAGCTATCTCATCAATTATAGTTGATTTGATTTCAGATTTAACCATAACGGTTGGCGTATTAGAATTAGCTCCCCATAAAACTGAAGAACCTTCAAACAATTTAATTTCTTGTATTTCGTTATATCCAGATTTAGCTTGAGACTTTACAGTTTGGAATCCAATGCTATGTTCTGTGATATGACCGTCTTTATACAACTCATAAGTATCTCTACCTAAAGTTGTATTAGGCATCTTAACGATTGCCTTTAAACCAAAAGCATCTTCAACCAATTCCTTTGGCTTAGATACTGGTTTGTCTGTAGAGTGATTAAACAAGTGCCAGATTCTATTCTTTGCTTGTGGGCCATTCTCTTTAATAGACTTAGTAAATGAGCCTGGCATAATCACATCGCCATCGCTATCTACATTACCAAACGCAGAATAGTAAACCTCAATGGTTCTTGTGTCATCAGACATATCCACTGGTGCACCACTTACTGCCTTTTTGTTATAAAAATTACTCATATATATTTGTTTAAGCAATAAACACAGTACAACATCTACAGTTACAATTATTCATTGCACCTCCGTTTGCATCATGTGCGTATTGCATCTCAATTACTCCTCTTTTTGGCATATTCACAAGGAACGGCTGATTAATCGGTATTCTTACTCCTCCAGCATCTGGATTGGTTTGTCTATCCAATGCCCTATGCCAATCTCTGTACCTATTATTCTTTGCAGGATAATCTGCTGCCACCCATTGCTTCAGCAAAGGTATGTTAACAAAATTAACTGCACCCATCATACCAGCACTTAATGCTTGATGTGATTCCGTTCTTGCAATCAGCAGACTTCTTGCGTTGTTAATTTTACTATCTTGTAAGTTTTTAATCGCAAGTGAATTAACCTCGTTTAGACTCAAGTTATTTTCTTGTCCGTATCTAATAGAGCCGTTCAATATCCTTGTAATCTCATTCTTGGTAGTATTTTCAATTCCAAACATTTTAGTTCCGCTATAGGTTGTCCAATAAGACAACATAAAAGCCAACCATTCATCCATAATGTTCAGAGGGTCTAAATCTACTGATTCATCTTTTTTATACTTGTCAAATATCTTTTGGTACGTCATGGCAGTATATCCACCAGTCGTCTCGTACAAAGTTCGTAAAATATTATTAATCTGTTTGCCGTCAAATAAGGCATTCTGATTATTGATAGTTTGCTGTGCTCCGTAATCTTTAACCAACTGAGCTGCTCTGTCAAAGTCGGATTGTAAAGCAGCCAATATTTTAGGCTGATACACTCTTACTGACTTCCTTGCAATCTTTTGCTGCAAAGCGAACTGCTGAGAAGGAGTAACTATTTTAGCCATTATTCTTTTGCGTCTATAGCTTCAATCATTTTTCCTGCAGCCGCATAAATTGAGTTCATATTGTTTTGAGCTGCGTATTGTCTTATAGCTGATAATCCTCTTCTGTCTACATTTTTAAAGTCGGAAGTATAGATATAGCCATAATGACCTTTGGTGTCTTCACCAAGCTCTGGGTCTACACCAAGAAACCATAGACAGTATTTATCATATCCATTTTCTTGTAAATACGCATTTTCCATTTCAGCCGTTGGTCTTACCCAAGATTCTGGTCTAATTATATCTCCAGATGCTATAAGTTTATTTGCATGAGCAATACCCTTAGCATTTTTCTCAGTTAACCTTTTTAATTCTAAAAGATTGCTAATTGTTTTTTCTAAAACATCAAATGATTTAAGTTCCATAGTTTTTATTTTGATGGGTCGTAGGCCCAATTTTTAAGTGATATATCTCTTTTAGAAGGGCATCCTTCTGATGCTGGTTCTCCTTGTTCTGCTCCTCTCATTCTGCTTACAAAGCTGATTGTTCTGTTAGCATCTTCCATGTCCTTAGATGTCCAATCTTCTTTGCTCTTAGACAACAATCTTAAATTCCTTTCTATCGGTGCTCTGTCTAAAGATGCTTTCTTTGAACATTCTGTCTTAGACCATGCTTCTAATTCTGCATAACCCATATTCGTCACAGACTTGTACTTAGAATAAACCTCATCTAATCTTTCACTCTTGCTCAAAAAAAAACCTTCGTTCTTCACTGGCGGTATATTGTAATCTCCTTGCTGTTGTGCATCTCTTGGGTCTTGTAACATTGTAAGCTCATCGATAGGTAAATAACCAGCAGGGATAAAGATTTCATCCATAACTGAATCATCTGATGTATCGTAACGCATAGCTGCTCTTTTCTCATTAGGAGTAATCCACCAAGATTGAGATAAGATAGCAGAAAGCTCCTTCATGTCCTCTTGTAATTCTGGGAACACAGTAATATCAAAATCGATATAGTAGCCATTACCAATCTCAACTGCAAAGAATCTATTGAAAGCATCACGAAGTACTACTAATTCTGGAAGCACTACTTGCGTAAGCATTTCCTTTTTAGCTTCTTTCATGTTATTATAAGTCTTGTTATCTGGGTCATTAAACAACGCAGAGTTTACACCGTACACATTACAAAGTTCTCTAAGGGTAACTTTCTCAGATTCTAAAAGTTGAAGGTCGATAGGAGATAATCCCATGTTAACCCATCCTAACTTGGCACCAGCAATCAAAATCTTACCAGCGTTCTGAAGGATTTGTCCTTGATTCTTAGTTCCATATTGATTGTAGAAATCTTCTTTTAACTTGCCAGCTTCTTCTTGGCCAAAGTTATTTGACTCATCGGCATATAAGATACCTTTAGGCCCTTGATTCTGTAACATACCAACAGATGTGTCTTTCGCATCATTAGAACGCTGAACAGTTCTGTAAGCAGCTTGTAAAGGGCTTAATCCGTATAGTTGATTACCGTTAGTGTCAAAGTAAGGGTTGAAGTATTTTAGATGGATTACGTCTTTCGCATCTAAGAAATCCCATCCAACAAGTGTAAAAGAATAACCTTCAACCCCATTGATAGTACCATCAGAGATGATGGCCATGTATTGTGGAGGGAGCACGACTAATTCTTGTACTTTACCGCTTTCTAATCGGTTAGCCCAAACATAAGAATTGCCGCAAATAAGTTTATAACCAATAACGCTTTCAATAAATTCGGAAAGAGATTGATATGGATTTGGTTTTTCTAATAAATCGTTCAATGGGGAATCTGCAATCTCGCTAATCGCTTTTACTCTTATCAACTCAGCTTTAGCCAAGTCTTGAGTAGTAATCGAGTTTTTAGTCATTGAGGTATAACGGTTAAGAGCTTTCTTATCCTTTACCTTGTAAACGTAAAATGGAACAGTAGATACAGTTTTTGAGATACGCTTAATGATGGCGTACACTTCACTATTGTTAATGTAGTCATTTACGAATTTTCTTTGATTAAGTTCTGGATATAAAGTTCTTCCAACAAGTAATCCTCCAAAATCAGCAAATGGGTTATTAACATTTATCATTCCGCCTGGCACTGTTGCCTTTTGTTGAAAAGGATTAATTGCACTTAATATGTCATTTAATTTCACGCTATATGATATTTTTACAAAAGTAACAAATTTTTAGCCTACACTACCCAACCCCTTTTCGGTTTGGCAAATTTTGAGTATATGGCATACCTCATGGCATCCATCAAGTGGTCTCTAAACTTAACTGGTTCATCCAAAGTATTGCCATCGTTATCGGTTTTCCATTTATAGTTTTTAAACTCATCCAACAAATCTAAGGAATCGCTTTTAACTATCAGCGGAAATGACTTTACTTTGTTAATACCAGCAAAAACATCTTTAACGGCAGGTTTAAGGCTAAATCCAGCCTTATTAATCTCAGCTATGGTCTTGGGTTCAGCGGCATCAGCGAATATCTCAGTTCGCTTGTCAAAGCCAAAAGACTTTAACCTATCGATAAGTAGTGATGTAGACATTTTAGTTTCGTAGATGAGTTGCTCCACAAACATCTCATTGTCGAAGTGTTTGATTCGCACCAGTGCGGTTTGATTGTTGTAGCCAAAATCCAGTCCATAAAATATTTCCCCTCCTTCTGGGAAGTTTCGTCTGCGTTTCCAATGGGTATAAATAGTTGCTTCTGATATTGCTCTTTCACCTAAACCATAAACTCTCCAATATTCATGGTCGGCATCCTTTAGTCTCTCAATCTCCTCCACCAAAGATTTGTCAAGGAATGGATTGTCTTTGTAGGTAGTGATGGTAAAGTCCGCATCTTCTCTGGTAATTACCTTGTCATATATCCAAGAGTAGTAATCTGAAGGGTTATAGTCAATTACAATCTTATCTGTGGTTCTTAGGGCTAACTGCATCCAAGATTCGTAGTTTACCTCGTTGGCCTCGTTAATAAACAGATAGTTTCTTTTACGGCCTCTTATTTTTTGTGGCTGGTCTGTAGAGACAAACTCTACGGTGTTGCCTCCTAAGAAGTAAAGATTTTCTGACTTGTTGTGCTTTTCTTCTGAGTATAGGCCATATTTCGACAGAATTTCTATAAAGTCTCTCATTACTGAGCCTTTTATGGATGGCAACGATGAACGGCAGATAGTTAGTGTCTTCCCTTTTTCTTGTAACAATTTTACGATAAACCAGGTCAATACATTGTAGGTTTTGCCAGACCTTGTTCCGCCTTGCATAACAGATATTTTTTTTTGGCTGTTTTGCAGTATTTCGAAAACGATGTTGGTGGTTACGTTCATAGGACATTGGAGAAAAATTAAAAAATTGGCTTTGGTAAAGCGAAACTAATACTTTTTGGTTTTATAGAGGGTAGGCCCCTAAAAGTTTACTAATAGAAAACTTTACTCCTCAAACTCATCTTGGTCGTTCATATCTAACAACTCACCCTTATCATGGTCATATAATGGAATCTCTGGTATCTCGGAAGCCAATGTGGCTGGAACAGTAAAGCTGTTATCTTTCTGAGTATCGAAGTTCATTATATTCTCATCTCCATCGAGCTGCTTGTGCAAGTTAGGTAATTCCGATGTCTTCACTACGTTCACCGTAATCTGCTTCACCACATCTCCTTCATGAGCCACCTCAGTCTTTTCAATGTACCCTCTTCTCTTGCCCTTAGTTTTAAGTAAGAACATGGTTGCCAAAGTATCACCCTTAGTAATCCTCTCCATCAACTTGTGCTCCCCCCAATCAAGCATAATCTCTTCTGGCTCTATCTCAGCTAATGCCTTCTTAAACTCATTATCATTCTTCATCCAATTCTGATACATAGTCCTACTAATCCCACATGCTTGACAAGCAATGGTAATATTTCCAAAATTCTCCCTATAAGCAATGATAAATGCTTCTTTCGTTATATCCTTAAACTCTGCG